AAGCAACTGCTGAATTTCGGCGCCGATCCAAACTATCAGATCGGCTCGATTACCACGGCGGCGGATGTGCGCACGCTTATCCAGCGCGACTCGGAGATGCTCAATCGGGCCTTCGCTGCGCTCTGCGGATTCCGCGCGGCGGCGTGGAGCATCCGCGCAGACTATGTGCCGGACCTCTACGAGCACGCCATCGATGAGGTGCAGCACCAGATCAACAAGCTGGAGCAGTGGCTCCGGCTGATTGCAGGGATTGGGCCGGGCGACTTTATCGGCGCCCTGGTGGAGGTGTAAATGCCGCTACTCGTTGAGGCGCGCGAAGCACAGCAGCATGCAGTCGTTCAGCCCGCGCCGGTTGCCAAGCTCAAAGCCGGCTACGTTGCGCTGGCGCTCCAGATCCAGGAGGCGGCCAGCGGCCTGACCGCATCCAGCGTGGGCCAAAAGCTCCAGGCCGCGGTCTCGGACGCGCACAAGGGCACCGGCAAATGGGCGTCGTACTTGGACCATGTCGGCGACGACGACTCGGGGGACGTCATCTACTCCTGCTCAGGCGACACGATGAGTTGCCCGTATGAGATTACGGGCAGCGGAGATGGCGTGGCAGCCACCGCCAAGCTCGACCTCGACTCGGCCAAGAAGGTCTCGCCGCGGGTGACCTACGAGGACATGCCGGACGACGAGGACGACGACGGCATGGCCAACATGTACGAGGCCGCGCTGTACACGCGCGGCGGGCTGCCACTGGTAGAGCGGTTCGTGAGCAAGGCAGAGCGCGACACCATGGATGAGGGAGACTTCGCAGGCAAGGGCAAAAGTTTTCCAATCAACAAACCCGGCGATATCATGGCGGCGGTGCATTCGATGGGGCGCGCGGGAACCGGCAACTACGGACCTGCGGCACTTAAGGCCAACATCATCCGCATCGCCAAGAAAAAGGGCTGGACGAAGTATCTCCCACAGGCTTGGCAGGGCGGCGGAAGCGATGCAAAGGAGGGCGCGGGCGCTGGAACGCGAGAGACCGACGGTCTCCGTCTGATCGAATCCGCCGCCACTGTCGAGGCGATCCGCATCCAGGAGGCGCGCGCCGACTATCTGATCAAGCTCATCGCACCTGGCGCGGGCGCATCGGCCTACTACCCGCAGGAGGTGCTGGAGCGCGATGGACCGAAGGTCTTCCGCGCCGGCACGCATGTCTATCTCAATCACGCCACACAGGCCGAAGAGGCCGCGCGGCCGGAAGGGGACGTGCGCAACCTGGCGGGCGTGCTTACCTCGACCGCTGAGTATCAGGAGGGGGCACCGAAGGGGCCGGGCCTCTACGCGCGGATGAAAGTCTTTGCAGACCACGCGCAGATGGTCGAGGAGAAGGCGCCGTACGTGGGCATGAGTATCCGGGCATCTGGCATTGCCGAGTCAGGCAAGACGCGTGACGGCAAGCCAGTGCTCAAAGAGCTGACCGGCGCGGAGTCCGTAGACGTAGTGACACGGGCCGGCGCAGGCGGAATGATTTTGACCGAGGCGGCGGGCGCCGCCAAACCAAACCAAGGAGGCGCGGAAACTATGACCGCAGCCGAGCAGCAGCAGGTCACACGGCTGATGGAGCGGGCGATCCGCGGAGATGCGCGGGAGGCAGCTACGCGCATCCTCGCAGGAGTCACGCTACCGGAGGCCGCAAAGCAGCGGGTGATTGAGACCGTCCTGGTCCAGGTCCCCACGAAAGATGGCGAGGTGGACGCGGTGCGGCTTACCGAGTCCGTCAACGCCGCCGCCAAAGCCGAAGGGCAGTATCTCGCGGCCGTCGCGCCGTCCCGCGTGTACGGCATGGGCGCCAGCGCGGGAGCCGTCGAGATCGACGCGCGGGAAGCCGAGCGGCGCGAGGCCCAAAACAAACGGCGCGATGAAGAAGACCTGAAGGTCTTCGAATCGCTGATGGGTGGCAACAAGGAAGCGGCCAAGCTGGCGCTCGCCGGGAGGGTGGCATGAAGAATCAGGCATTCCAGGGCACACCGAGCAGCCCGCGATTCGCACTGTGCCCTAGCACGGTCAAGGCCGGCGACGCGGTCTTGCTCGGCAAGATTCCGGCGTTCGCTCTGAACGATTATCAGAGCAACACCGGCGGCGCAACGTTTTATACCAACGGCACGTTTTACACCACCGTCGTTGGCACCACGAGCCACAGCCCGTACACGGGTGCGGCCATTGCTCCAGGGGCATTGCTCTACGCGAGCGGCGTGCTGGACAACACCACCAACGTGACCACCGGTCTGCTGATCTCAGCGACCAGTGGCGATACGGCATTCGGAACGCTCGACCCGAGCTACTCGGCGGGCGTGGGAAGCGGCCTGACGGTGACGTCAGCGCCGGTGAGGATCTAACGCCATGCCCGAAATCACAAACTTTGCTCAAGCGGCCACGCTGGACAACTGGACGGCGCAGCACTCCTCACTTGACGGATTCTCGGCGGCGCGGCGCAATGCGAGCGCGGTGCAGGAACGGCGCATTCGAGAGGCGGCTCGGCTGTACGCCGACGTGCTTCGCGGGCGCGAGCATCCGATGATGCTCCAGGAGGCCATGAATCCCCGGACGGACCTCTTCATCGGCCACCTGATGGAGAAGTATCCGGGCCTCTATGGCGATCCGGGCGGCAGGATGCTGGGATTACGTGAGACGATGGCAGTCACCGACTACCAGGCGCTCTATGTGGATGTGTTGGACCGCCTGTATTATGGCTGGTACAACAGCTATCCGATCCCCAACAAATCGCTGGTCAAAATCAAGACGTTGCGCGATTTCCGCGCCGTCAAACGGTACATGATGGACGGTGTGGTCAGCCCGTTGACATCCAGCGACCCGGGCGCACAGATCCCGAACCGCTCGCTGTTGGGGCCGACGCCGCAGAATGGAGTCAGCCCGCCGACGCCATCCACTAGTACCGCCGCAGTGACGTACTCGCCGTTGCTGTACCAGGCGATGACGAGCGTCAATTGGTCGGCCATCGTCGACGATGACTTGGGCATCTTCCAGGACCTTGCGCAACGACTGGCCATCTCGGGCAACCAGGGCATCAACAAATTCATCACCAGTCTATACGTCGATGCCGCCGGCCCTCACGCGAGCTTGTACACCTCGGGCTACGGCAATCTGATCAACATCACCAACGGGGCGAGCATCAATAACCCGCCGCTGTCGGCGCAAGGGATCATGGACGGGATGAAGATCCTGGCCGGAATGCGCGATTCGTCTGGCAACCCGATCATGATCACTGGGCGGCCGCGCTGCTGGTACGGCCCAGCCCTCACTGCGACGGCGCAAAACCTGAAGCGCGCGCTGACCATCTCACTGTCGGTCGAAGGCGGCAACCAGGCCGGCACCACCGGATTCCCGAGTCAGTGGCTCCAGGTGGCCAACTGGATCAACGACATGGACCTGGTGATGGACCCCTATATCCCCATCGTCTGCACTGCGGCTGGCGTGCAGCACACGGTCTGGGGCATCACTATAGACCCGGACAGCCAGAATCGTCCAGCTATCGAAGTCGGATTTCTGCAGGGCTACGAGACCCCGCAGACGTTCTCCCGCGTGCCGACTACCCAGCGCGTGGGCGGCGGCGTGGATCCGATGTTGGGTGACTTTTTCACGATGAATCAGGATCTCAAGATTCTGACAGTGATGGGCGGCACTCAGATCGATGGGCGCTCGACGGTAGCGAGCACAGGGCAAAGCGTATAGGGATTTTGCGATTCTCCCTATCGAAAGGAGCCGCCAGGCCAGACTCGGGGGAGGGTGGTCTGGCGGCTTTTTGATTATGGCAGCGACTTATTTAGGTGGTGCGAATCCGAGTATAGATTGGCCGCGGCTTCTGATTTCAGACACCGGGCCAACGTTCATATTCCAGGACTCGGAGATCCAATCGGCGTACTTGATTAACAGCATGCAGTTCCAGTCGGGGCAGTTTTACTCAGGGGCCGCCGGCCAGAACTTTCCGACGTGCCCGAGCAATTATCTCCGCGCGGCGGCGCTACTGCTCAACGCGCTGGCGAGCAATGCGGCGCGGTTGGCGAATGTCGCCGAGTTGCTCGATGTCAAACTGAGCGGCGGCGCGGCGGTGAAGGCGCTCCAGGACACCGCACAGCGGTACCTGGACATGGACGACAATTCAGGCGCATTTTTCATCGCAGAGCAATGTCAGACCGTATGGGGGTTCCGTGATAGATTCTGGGCGCAGATACAGCGGCAGTCGGGCGGGATGACGACCGGCTGAGTAGGTGACGTGGTGAGGCTGATCCATGGGCACGATTTTCGGTATTGTTGGGACGGCTCTGTCTCTTTTGACTTCCATTGTGGCGTTGACTGTCGTGATAACTCAGATGCGATCCAACCTGGCCGTGCTACAACAACGTGAAGAGCAACTCTCCACCAAAAATGCGAAGACATTTCAGGACATCACCGATCTTCTGATTCTGGTGAAGACGTTTATTGCAGAGCAGACCGAAATCAACAAACACGTGTCGGCCACACTTGAAGGACTGTGCTCGAAGATGGACTGCACAGAGCGGCGCGCGGTCGAAGCGGGCGCCGTGGTGGACCTGCTCCAGGAAATCATCAAACGGAACAGGCCGGTATCGATTGAATGAACCAGGACTGTATTGGCATGGCAATCCAGATGGTGATGCCCGCGGTGGTGGCCACAGGGCGCCTGGTGAGCCTCTGCACAATCCAGGCACCATCGGGCAACTTCGGCCCGAGCGGCGCCCCTGACGGGCGGTACAGTGACGTGGCGGGGCTCGTAGCGATCCCCTGCACCGCGCCGCCTCCCAGCAGCGCGCGCGTGCAGGCGACCGAGGTCAAGGCGCTCGCCGAAATCACCGCTGCTGAGTTGCATCACGTGCTCCTCGATGCATGGTACCCGCAACTCGATGCGGGATGGCGCGGTGAAGGCTCGCCGGCCGGCGCCTGGGCGGCGTTGATCGGTGCGAACGATGGCAGCGGCAATCTAATCGACGGCTATCTGTACGACATCCTAGGTGTCGAGTCCGATTCCCAGTCCCAAATGACTCGCATGACAGTGAGGCTGAGCACGATCTGATGTGGACCTACAGCCAATCGACGGGAGCAATGCAGCGGCCAGACGGCACGCTGTTGTGCTACGGCTACTCAGGTTTCGGCGCCGGCAAGAACAAGCCGGCACTGCAAAGCGAGCCTGATGTAGGACCCATACCGCAAGGCATGTGGACCATTGGCGGCGCGTTCGACTCGACTTTTGACGGGCCGCTGGTGATGCACTTGACAGAGCAAAAAGGGACGGTGACTTTCGGGCGCACGGGATTCATGATCCACGGCGACTCGTTCCAACACCCCGGCGGCGCGTCGAAGGGCTGCATTATTTTGGCACGACCGGAGCGCCTCGAAATCTCGGGGTCGAAGGATCGCGACCTCAAGGTGACTGCATGACGGCAGAGGTCAAACTGCGGACGCTGGCCAGCGCGGACCCCACCCTATCGGGGTTGCTCGCCAGCGCGGGCTTGTTCCGCTGGTTCGACCGCCAACTCCCCCAGGGCTATATCCAGCGCGGCGCCTGTGTCCGACTGCTGCGCGTCTCGACGCTGCCAATGTATGCCGCTTCCGGGCGCCTGGCAGCAGAGCAGATCCGGATACAGCTAGACGTGCTGGACTTCGACGCCGAGACGGCGCGCGGCGTGGCGGCTGCCATTGACACGTGGTTTGGCACCGTCGATCTGATGAGCGCGCAGCAATTTGCAAGTCCACCGACAACGCCACCGCAATTTCCGAGCTTCAAACTCAATCAGCGGGCGGGGATGGATTTTAATCTCCAACCGCCCGCATACGTCGAAACACTGGAGTACCGAGTCTTCAACAACCTCAACACGTAATAAGGAGAGAAACGACCATGAGCACACCGATCGCACTGCCCGCAATTAACACGTACCTATACCTCGGCTCGACTGCATCGCCGCCGGCGTACGGCGCGCCCATCGCCAACGTCGGCGACTACACCGGTCCTGGCATGAGCAAGGCTGTGGTGGATGTCACGAGCCACAGCAACACCGTTCCATGGCGTGAGAAAATCACCACGCTGATCGACGGCGGCGACGTGACATTGCCGCTGTACTTTATTCCATCGGACACCGGACACCAGGCGCTGTTGGCGGTGTTCGCGACCAATGGATTCTCCGGCATCCGCTGGTTCCAACTCGCGTTCAGCGATGGGGAAACCGACTGGCACTTCCAGGCGTCCATCTCCAAATGGAGCACCAAGGAGCCAGTGGCCGGCGTGGTCACCGCGGATGTGACATTCACAATCACCGGACAGGTGCTCTTCACGTAGTCGCGCGGCGGTGACGTATGGACAAACTCGAAACCTCGGGAGTGGTCAACCCCCTGGTGACCATCGGTGACCGCACGCTGGTGGTACGCTGCTCGTTCTTTGCGGAGTATCAACTCTCGTTGGCCGGCATGACGCTGGCCGGATGCCTCCAGATCCTCACCGCGCAGAGATTTGCCGGCGCGGCCGATCCGCGCGGCGTGGCATCGATGTGCGATATGTTCGCGGCATGCGTCTCCGAGAACTACACAGACCGGGCGCCAACGGCGAAAGAGTGGGCTAAGACCATCTCAGACTTACCGGACTCGCAGGCCGCATGGAAAGCGATCTGCCAGGCGGTCGATCAGGCAATATCAAAACGCTTGCTGGCGTCGGTTCCTCCGGCGGCGCCGCCAGCGACGGCGGATCCGCCGGCACTGACGAACTGAGCGAGGACTACTGGATAGACCTCTGGGCCTACGGGACATCTCCCGTGGGCCTTGGTCTGTCTGAACGACGCTTCTGGTCGCTCACCCGGCGCGAGTACTACGCGCTGCACCGGGTCAAGGTCATGGCGGCCGGGGGCGAAGATCCCTATGCCACCGGAACAACCAAGGATGGCAAGGTGGTACGGCTGCCGAAAGGCTGGCCGCGGCAATCCTTGGCCGCCAAAAAGACCGCGCTCCGCGCCGCGCTCGAAGTGGCGGCTGCGGCGGCGCAGGCGCGCGCAAATCAACGAGTGCCCCCAGGGCGGGCGCAGGCGGTGACAAATGGCTGATGACGGCAGCGAGAATATTGGCGGCGTAAATATCTCCATCGGAGCGGACTACTCCGACCTCAAGGACGCCTTCAGCGATGCACAGCAGGCGGCCGCGGCGGCCGGCGACAGCATTGCCCAATCGTTCACCACGGCGGCCAGCGCGACCACGGATTTCGACTCAGCGGTGGCCGCGCTGGTTGCATCTGGATCAACGCTCGAATCCGCCATAGATCAGTGCGCATCGATGCTGGAAGAAGTGGGAACCAGCGCGGACACTGCGGCCGGATCAGTCTCGGGTTTCGGGGATGCGGCAGCGGCGGCCGGAGGCGCGGCAGACGACGCGGCTGGCGGCATCGGTGGCATGTCGGATGCGGCCAACGAGGCGGCCGAAAGCGCGGGAGAGGCCGGCAGCAAACTGGGCGAGATGGCAGAGGGGCTACTCGCAGTGGGCGAGGCGCTGGCCATCACGGAAGGGCTCAAGGAGTTCGGCAGCGAAGCACTGACGGCGGCGGATAACGTCACGCACGCGAGTATCGCGCTCACCACACTGACGGGCAGCGGCGAAGCGGCCAACACCACAATCGAGGGGCTGGAGCAACTCGGCATGTCGGACGGGTTGGCCTTCCCGTCGCTGCTGACCGCCGGCACGCGCATGCAGGCGATGCTGGGGCCCACCGCCGATGTGACAGCGCAGCTCGCGCTGGTGGCCGATGGTGCCGCGCTGATGGGCACGGATATCGTGTCTGCCGCTGCGCGTTTCGACCAGATGGCGACGGCCGGCACTGCCAGCGTGCGCACCATGCAGAATCTCGGGCTGTCGCTCCAGTCTCTTGCGACGGCCATGGACCAAGTGGACCCGAGCGCCGACGCCACCGCGTCCACCGTGTCCGAGATGTTCAAGACCATGGAGCAGACGGATCGTATTCAGGTTTTGGATACAGCGCTCCAGAAACTTGGAGGCACCGCGGAGCAGGTCGCGAACCAGACTTTCAGCGGCCAATGGCAGGAGCTTGCGGATGCCTGGGATGCCACCATGGAGCAGGTGGGGCAAGCGCTGCTTCCTGTCATCGCGGACTTGGTGCAGTTCACAAAGACCGATATCGTGCCGTTCATTACGAATACAGTGGAAGCGTTCAATCAACTTCCCGGGCCCATTAAGGACGTCGTGGTAGCGGCAGGGGTGCTGGCTGCGGCAGCCGTGCCAGTGACCGCGGGATTGGCTGCTATCGGGCTTGGTGTGCAGGGGCTCCAGAATCTTTTGCCTGCTGCCACCGGACTACTGAGGACGTTCGGGATTACCGCCTCCACCACTGCCGCCGAGGCTGAGGCGGCCGGAGTGGAAGTGGGCGGCCTGGGCGCGATCCTGGGCGGCGTGCTGGTGATAGGCATCGGGGCGGCCGTGTTCAGCCTCATAGATCTGAAGATGCGGCTGGACCAAGCGCACTCCAGCGTACAAGGCCTCACAGACGCAGATTTTTCGAAGTACATTACTGGCGTCGTGACGTCGGCAACAAGCACGCAAGAACTAGCCGCGGCTTCGGCCCAGGTCACGAAGGCATTTGCGGAGGGAATCATCACCCAGACGCAATACAATGCGCTCTTGATGGAACTCGACACCAAAGAAAAGGCGGCAGTCGGCAACGGCTTCAGCGAGTACCTCACGTCCATCGGTGCCAACTTGCACATCGTCACGGACGCCTCTGGCGAACTTCAGAAGGGAATCGTATCGCTCACCGAGACGACGCAACAACAGACGGCAGCGTATCAGCAGTCGAAGGCTGTCTATGATGCGGTGCTCAACAGTTATGAGTTAGGCATTCCGATGTCGAACGGTGTGGCTGCCAGCGCACATGACGTGGACGTGGCTTATCAGGGGTTGACTTCCAGTGCGAATGCGGCCGGTATTGCCATCGCGCCGATGCCTGGCACAATGGCGGCGATCAACGACGCGGCTTTAGCGCTGGGTCCAAACACCAATACGCTGGCGGCAGCGCAGCAACTCTCGGCGGATGCTGCGGTCTCGCAGCAGGCGCACTTATTCGACTTGAACACGACGCTCGACACGGACCAGGCCAAGGTCATGCTGTTGACCTCTCAGTATCGGGACTGGCAGCAGGCACAAGACGGGTCGACATCGGCCACCAAAAATCTGCAAACGGCAGAGGAGAACTTAGTCACATCTGAGGTCAAACTCATTAACGACCGCACCCAAATGACGATAGCCCAGCAGGACATGGTTGCGTCTCAGGCCATCATGACTGCCGGTATTGGGACGGAGGGCGCAGCGCTGGCCGTGCTGTCGAATGAGCTGGGACAATCCCAGGCGAAACTACAGCAGCAAGTGGACCTGATGAACACCGGAGAGGGATCGGCCACGAAGTACGCTGCCGCTGTAAAGACGGTGGAGAAAGCGCAGGAAGACCTGGATGCCGCACAGGCGGTGGCCAACACTGGGTTGCAGGGCAACACTGCGGCGTGGGCCGGCGCGGAAATGACGCTGGCAGCAGCGAAGGCAAAGCTCGATGACGTGACGGCGGCGTATAAAGCGGGTGAGGACACTTACAATCAGTACGCGACGGCTGCGACGGCTGTGCTGAATGCGCAGATTGCGGTCGATGAAAACAACGCAGCGGCGGCCACCGGTGTACAGAGTCTCACTGACCAGTATTCCGAGGCGGTGATTGAGTTGGCCACGGCGCAAGCCAAACTCCAGGACGTGACCACCGCATATCAGAACCAGAAGGTTTCGCTGGATGTTTTGGTGGCAGCGCAGAATGCCGTGACGACAGCGCAGAAAAACCTGGACACACAGCAAGCGGCATCCCCGAGCATTATTGATGCGACGACAGCGTCCATCATCAAAAATACCGCAGCGCTGAACGCGCAGTACACACAGCAAGTGGCAAATACCGAAGCGCTTCAGGACTTCCTGGGCATCGGTAATGGCGCCGGCACGAGCCCAATGAACTTGAGCGCGCAATCTGGCTATACGCTCAAAGAGAGCCCGTCGACCGGGATGGGCGGCATTGTCATCACGGAAGTACCACTCCCTGCGACCGCCCTGGCGCTCCAAGAGCAGCAGGACGAAGCCGCAGCGGCGCAGCAGGCCAATCCGAAGAATCTCACAGACCCCGCTACACTGGCCGCGGTGACGCTTGCGGTGGCTCAGGCGGCGTTGAAGGACCTGTCCGCGTCGTATTCCTCGGGCTCCGGACTGGTGACGGCAGAGCAACTCCAGAGCGCGCAGTCGGCTGTGACCACGGCCCAGGCGGCAGTCGCGGCGGCGCAGGCAAGCGCTAGTGCGATCCAGAACCCCAGCGCGACGTCGGGGACGACGTCGCCGACGTCGATGACGTCGACGACCAACAGCACCGCGACGGCGAGCACGGCAACCGCAGCGGCAGCGCCCACGGGCGGTTCCTATATCTATCAGGCACCCGGCTCGATATTCTTGGTGGAGCTCGTGGATGACCAAGGCACGCCAGTCGATATCGGCACGGCGACGGCCGCCGCGGTGGCAGCCAGCAGCAACGGCAGCACGCCGGTATCGGATCTGCTCCTGACGTTAGGCGGTGGAACGGTTTCGACGGCTGCCGGCACGGCGACGGCCGCCACGGCGAGCGCCGCTGACACCGCAGACGCCATGACGGCTGCCGCCGCGTCGATGCAGACAGTGGCGGGCGCGATGCAGCAACTTGGGCAGGCCGTGGTCTCCAGCGCTGCCGCGGTCACGGCTTCAGCCTCCCAGATCTCGTGGGAGCCGCTCAACCTAACAGGGAGCACGAGCTCTACTACAAGCGCCACAGCGCCGGCAGAGACACTCAGCATCGGCACGACGCCCGTCGCGTGGAGCGACGGATATGCGGGGAGCTACACGGGAGGCGGATACCAGGCGCCCGTCACGGGCTCGTTGCCTGGCATTGGCCCGGACATGGCCGGTCCAATCGCGACGCCCAGCCGGTTTCAGACGGCGGCTCCAGCAGCCACCGCGGCGCCCGTGGTCAATGCCAATTTTCAGGGCGCCAATTTCGCCAATTCCAATCCAAATGCCGTCCAACAGGCTGTGCTCCAGGGCATGACGCGCGCGCTGCGGACGGCTGGCGCGAGGTTCTGACATGATCGTTCCAGACGACGGTACGACTCTAGAATTTTTCGTGGGTACATGGGGGCCCGGCAGATCGACCGCCGGCTCCAACGTGATCGATATGGTCAACTTCCCGGCGCTCCCGGGACAGTCGGCGGCGGTGCAGTTCACCCCAGACGATGTGGGTATGCCGATCATGATTATCGGGGCCGGCGCGGTGGACCCGATAACGCCGCCCTACGTCACGCCCGGCGGCACAATCCACAGCACCATCACGGCGTACATTTCGCCGACGTCTGTGCAGATCGCCGACAATGCGGTGACGACCTACTACAATTCGGGCGTCGGCAATGTGGCGGTCTTCCGGCCGTGCGGGACGCAACTCGACAGCATCTCGTATCAGTCGAGCATTGCGACGGGGACGCGGGACACGTTGGACCTGGTGATCTTCGCGACCGATCCGTATTTCATCCGTAATCAGATCATCTGTCTCGGACAGCCGGTCTATCTCAAATCGAGCAACTCGGCAGTGGGCGAGATCTTCGGCGGCTCGATTGACAGCTTGACGGTGAGCAACCAACTCCAGCCGGGCAGCGGGGGCTTGGGCGCGGCGACTAATGCAGCGGCGACGACGCCATTTACCTACACGTGCAACTGTGCCGCCTGGGACTCGATTCCCAACAAGCGCATTGTGCGCCCCGAGTACGCGCAGACTTACTCGGGGACAGCCGACCAGGTGTTCAAGCAGATCGCATTAATCAATCTCATTGATGAGGGAGTGACGGTCAACATCCCCGATACCGGCCCAAGTATCCAGTTGCCCGGCGCGGCCGGCGCGGTGATCGCTCAGCTATTCGATCAGGTTTGTCAGTACGCAAACGATGGCACCACTGTGTGGTATTGGAAATTTGACGCCTGGCGCAACGTCACATTTGCGAAGCACACCAGTGTGGCCGCGCCGTGGAATGTGGATGACACCGCGGGCAGCGACAACAATGTCCTGGTGTCGGTGAGCGCGACCACGAGCCACGATCAGCTTGCCAACATCGTCTATGCGCTGGGACAGAACGTCAATATCGGCGCTATCACCACGACATTTAATGGCGACGGCGTGAGCACGACATTCAACCTGCCCACCGCCCTACTTAACCCGCCAGGCATCTCGCTCAACAACGTGACGCAGACGGTGGGCATTCTTGGCGTGGACGGAGGCATGGATTGGTATTGGTCGCAGGGCTCTACTACCATTACGCAGGCCAATGGCGCGACCATCCTGACATCGCTTGACTCGCTGATTGTGACCTCGCAGGCCAGCGCGGCGCGCATCGCACAGGCCTACAACGACGCGGGATTTGCGGAGCGCAATATTGTTGAGGGCGCGGGTGGTACTTATGAGGGGCTTATCAACGTTACTCAGCCACTCACGCCGAACCAACTACTCGCGGATGCAGAGACATACGCTTACCAAAATGGAGAGCCTCCTTTGTCTGTCCTGGCAACCACGTTGCGCGGCGGGTTGGCCACAGGTCAATTGCAGACGATTGTACTGTCGGACATCGGGATCAACGGTAGTTTTTCGATTACCCAAGTCAAGATGTCCACGGTCAACAACATCGTCTATTGGGACTATGTGGCGTTGCGTAACTTCGCGGTGCCGGATTGGCTGACAGCATTCACGCAGTTCATTAATCGGGACCAGCCGACGTTGCCACTAATCAACCCCACCGCTGCAATCACGGTCGCATCCCAGATGACGCAGAACGGAAATGGCTCAGGAAACTATGTGCCGCCGACTGCGTTTCCGGGCAACGTGACGTCAGGGAATCTGCTGGTGGCCATATTGGCGCGCAACGATTATCCATCGGGGTACTCGCGGTTTTACAATCTGCCCGATCCACCGGCCATATCTGATAGCCAGGGAAACACGTGGACGCAGGCGGCATATAGCGGACACACCGCAGGCATCCCATACGGCGGTATTAATGCCGTATCGGTCATGTATGCCATTGCCAGCGCCAGCGGCCCGTGCGCAGTGACGACACCGTGGTCCGGCCTGCTGGGACCGTGCATTGTGATGCTGGCCGAATTCGAGGGATTACTCACTGCGTCTCCAGTGGATGTGGTCAACATCGGCACGGGAGCTGCCGCGCCAGCGCTCAGCACGACCTATGGTAACGATCTGATCCTGACAGCCCTGTTAGATCAGACCGGTACAACCGCCACTGTGATTGCGCCAGAGCAAATTGTTGGGCCGAATAACGGCTGTTGGTTCGCGTGGACCGTCCAGGAGACAGCCGGCCCATTTACGAGCTCCCTCGTTCCCACTCCGGGCAACAATCCGGCGTGGATCAGCGTGGCATTCCGCAGCGGCAGTGCGCCTACGACAGTCAATACCAACGGCAATCCGGCGGGGACAGTGACGCACACTGTAGGGGCGTTGACGGCCAACCTGCCAGTGGTGGGCAATGGTGGTGGTGACATCAAGTCTGGCGTGGCCGGACAGCTTGTACCGGCGGGCGGCACGACTGGAGAGGTGCTGGCCAAGGCCAGCGGGACGGACTACGACACCTCATGGCAGTCGCCAGGCGGCTTGTCCGTAGACGTCAAAGGAGACATCCAGACCTTCTCCACTGTCCCGGCGAAATTGCCAGTCGGGTCAAACGGCGAGGTGTTGATGGCCGACAGCACCCAAACGACCGGGCTCAAGTGGGCGGCCGGAGGCGCCGGTGTCTCGGTGACGACCAAAGGCGACTTGCAGACCTACTCCACCACGCCAGACCGGCTCGGTGTGGGCACTGATGGGCAGGTGCTCACCGCGGACAGTACCCAGGCGACCGGCCTCAAGTGGGGCGCGGGCGGCGGCGGTGGCAGCGGCGTACATGGCACCGCGGTCTTTTCGGCCCACGGCGGCGCGATCAGCGGGCTCGTGGTGACAGGCTGCGTCACCGGAGTGACATACGTCGGCGTGGGCCATTACCATGTAGCGCTGTCGGGGGCGCCGACGAACTATCTGGCGCACTTTAATTTTGCCGACAACGTCCAGTGGCTCATTGGTTTGATTGCGGCAACCACCTACAGCGGCAGCGGGTTCGATCAATATGTGCGCGCGTACGACTCTCTCAACCCTACGGGATCCGGACCAATCCTATGGGATCCGGATCTTGTTTTTATCACCATCCCGTAATCGACAGGTGCTACCACCAAGTGGTATCCTACGGACAATTCTGCATGCCCCTTTCATTAGGCCGCCTGTAATGGGTGGCCTTTTTATTTGCGCACTCCGCGCACTGGTGCTATGATGCGTAGCGTATGCCAACGCCGAACAGCAGAATCCGCCTATCGGTAGTCCTCGATATCGATACCGACCGCGCTGCGCGCGTCGAGGCCGCTCGCCAAGGGGTGAGCAAATCCGAGATGATCGCGGCGCTGGTCCGAGAAAAACTAAAAGTCAAAAAGGAGAAATAATGTCCGATCAGCCGCAGGCCTATGTAGGCCCCACCGCATACCCCGTTGCTCCCGCCATCGTACATCAGCCCAGCCTGTTGGGTGGCGCGGAAAACATCAAGCTGCTCTTCGACGAAGAGCTCGACAATCGCCGTGAAACCCTGGCGCGGCAGCGCGCCTGGGAAGCGGTATCGCTGGACCTGGCGCAGACCGCCAGCCGGCGCGCGCAAAATGCGGCCACCGTGGACCATGCGCTCAACGTGGCCATGGCCATCGCCAACCAGGTGGGCTCGTCCGAGGCCCAGCAAGTCGTGTCGCCCGCGGGTACGGCCGCCAGCGAAACCGCCAAGGGCGCCGTTGCCGACGCCGGGGCCGGCGAGGCGGTGAGCGCCGAGGCCATCACTGCCAACGTCGCCAACCTGTTCACCTCGCTGACACCGGTGATCGCCAGCGCGCTGGCCACAGCGATCTCGCAGACCATCGCGGCTCTGGTGCCGGTGGTCGTCACCGCATCGGGCGGTGCGTCCACCCCTTCTCAGACGACCGCCAAAACGTAGGAGGAGCCGGAGCCATGTCATTCCTCTCCATTCTTAAAACCGTGGGCACCGACGCCCTAAAGGGATTGGGCGTCGTCACCGGGGTCGCCCAGGCGGCGGCCCCCATCGCTGGAATCGTCCTGGGGCCAGCAGCCTCAGCGATCTTGGCCAAAATCAACAGCGCAGTGGTGGGCGCGGAGCTGCTCATTACGGGCGCGCAACAGGGCGCGGCCAAGCAGGCCTCTGTGGCCACCACTGTTGCTGCCGAGCTTCCCACTTTGGACTCTGTCATCCAGGAGATGGGTGCTGGTGCATCCTTCGATCCGGCGGCGCTCAATGCCGCCATCAATGCCAGCGTCGCGGTGTACAACAGCATCGCGGCATTGGTTGCGAGCGTGAAAAAGGCATAGACCTTCCTCGCGGGACTTCTCTGCTGGCCGGCCTGGCATCGTCACCGGGCCGGCCGTTTTTTTTGGGGAATTATATACATGGCTACATTTCGCCTTTTCTTCAAAAATCTTCACGTGGCCCCCATTTTATACTTGACTACACTGGTGTAGTAATATACTATTGAGACATGCAGAACACAACATGGACACCCGAAGAAATCGAGATCATGAAGCAGGCGCTTCCCGCCGTGGAAGCCGCCGCCGCCAATAGTAAGCAGGATGAGTGCTGGCCTGGAGACGGCCCGGCGCATGATGACCATTGCGCCCTGACCCACCATGAGCTTTCCCGCGCGGCAGTGAAGGCGAGTGAGGGTCTGGTGTGGGAATTCTACTCCTGGTCTTCTACGGCCTCGTGGATGCGTGATGCCATTCAGGGGCGCGAGTAAATGTCCCGCTCCACGATCAGCACGTTCCAGTTGTTCGAGCGCTTTCCTCATCGGGAAAGCGCTCGGATCTACCTGGAGGGGCGTATCTGGCCCGATGGCCCGATCTGCCCAAACTGCACCAGCCAGGATCGCGTAATCACCCTTGGCGTGTGCGCTACACGGAAGCCCGGATACTACCGCTGCCAGTCGTGCGCCTTCGATTTTACCGTCCGCACCGGGACGGTGATGGAGCGGTCGAAGGTCCCGCTGCACAAGTGGCTGTACTCCATGTACCTGCTCGTGACGGCCTGTAAGGGCATCTCCTCGATGCAGCTCGCTAAGGAGATCGGCATCACGCAAAAGTCCGCATGGTTCGTCTTGAGTCGCCTGCGTGAGGCTTGCGGTGGCCTGTTCCCTGACGGGGACGGCGGCGAGAAACTGTCGGGCGAAGTCGCGGCGGCTGGACAGCTTTGTAGCCGCGACCAAGGGCAAGCGGCTCACATATCGGAGGCTGATCGCATGAGCAATCCGACGCCTCCCGAACTCGACAAGATTGCGGATATGGTGCTCGCATACCGTCCGAAACCGAAATCCAAAGCGGCCCGAAAGCGGGCGAAAAAGGCCGCGAAGAAAGGCAAAGGCTAACCCCTTGCCTTTTCAATCCCGCTGTAGTCATCTATATAATTCCCTTTTTTTTGGTACCTGGTAAGGGTAGTATTGCGCATAATGCGCAAGTATTGTATGCTTGACCAGAGATGAAACCAAGGAGGCAAGGCAACAAGTGAAGCGCTCAAAAACCATCCGGGGTATCCGGCGCGACCGGAAAGTCGAGGTCTGCCGGAGCTTCGCATACAAGCTCAACGCGGGAAACTACGAGTCTCGGGACTTTTTCTGTTCGGAAAAGTCCGAGTGCTCGATTGACGATGCGCCCGAAGTTGGCGCAGCGCTCTACGCATTTTGCAAGCAGCAAGTACTGGACTCGGTCGCGCAGTATATCCGCGATATGAACGCCCAGCGGACCAAACGGGAGGCAGCGTAATGCCCATCTTCACTCGCAGCAGCGGGGCAGTCTACAAGCCGGCGCCGTCCGGCGTCCATCCCGCGGTGTGCGTGGATGTGGTTGACATGGGGCAGGTCAAGGTGGAGTACGCCGGCAAGAGTCGTGAGCAGTACAAAATCAAGATCGTCTGGCAGATCGATGAACTGCGCGACGACGGCAAGCCCTTTTTGTGCAGCAAGCGCTACACGAATTCGCTGCATGAAAAGGCGTCGCTCCGAAAAGACCTGGAGTCCTGGCGCGGTAAGCCGTTCTCCCAGGACGAGCTGGCACAGTTCGACCTGGAGGCACTGCTCTCGTGCGGTTGCCTCATTAATGTGATCCACAACATCAAAGAAGGGTCCACCTACGCCAACGTCACCGGCGTGATGCGGCTCCCGAAGGGCATGCAAGCGCCATCGCCGCGCGGTTACGTGCGAGAGGTGGACCGGGAGCCGGAGCAGGGGCTGGCCAGCGCACCGGCCGGATGGGAGCCCGATGCGCCGCCAAACTATCCGCCCGATGCGCCGCCGGACTATCCGCCCGACTACGACGACAACGTGCCGTTTTAGGCGCGCTAACCAAAGACATCATTGCGCAGCATGCGCAGCTGCGGTAGCATCATAACAGAGGCGAGACGATGGAACTTTACACATTTATCGCGGCCATGGTGCTTATCATGGCCGCCATGTTTGGATTTGGGCTGGTGCTGGTGATGCTCACTGCGCCGATGAAACAGCGGCTCTCCCGCGCGGCTGCCATGCGGCGCGGCAACCGGGCGCTCGCCTGGTGGATCAGAGGGATAATCTGATGGGACGCCCGAAACGGGATGTCCAGGAACTCATGGCTGATCAGTTCGCGGACATGGACTTGCCCACGCAGGACCAAATGCTGCTGGTGCTGTCGAGCATCAACAGGCAGGCGCGGCGGCATGTGCGCCGAGAGTCTCAGCCCGGCGGCGACAGTGCAGCCGGCGATACGGAGATGAAGAAATTGAAATGAGCGGACTATCGCTATGGACAATCGAGGACTCGCTGGCGACGTTGTTGGGCGCGCGCGAGGAGCTGCTGGCGGAATCGCAGCAGCCAAACCCGACGCGGGAATCGGCAGAAATATCCACTGAGATCACCGAGGTCGAAAAGGCGCTCGCGGAGTATCTGGCGCGCGAAGTCGCCAAGGTGGATGGCGTCCACTCGTACCTGCGCTGGGCTGAGGCTAACGCCAGCGCGGCGCGCGTCGAGGCGCAGCAGATGGCCGAGCGGGCGCGGCGCCTGGAGAGTGGCGCGAAAAGGCTCCGGCAGATGTGCTGCGACATCATGGCGCAGCGCGGGCTAAAGCGCCTGGAGGGCACTGGCGGCCGGGTGCTGCTGCGCCGTGGCAACGGCGGTCTGGCACCGCTCAATGTGCAGCCGGAGATCCTGCCAATCGAGCTGCGCGACGTGGTGGTGCGTGTGCGCGGCGATGTGGCGGCCGACATAGAGCGGGAGGGCTGGGCGTTCGAGCGGCTGAGCGATGAGCCCAGCAACGGGCGCATCCGGGGCGCGTTGGCTGCTGGGCCAGTCCCAGGCGCCAGCTTGGGGGAGCGCGGCGAATCATTGCAGGTCAAATAGAGAGAGGATGCATGATATGGAAACGTGCGAGAAAGATGCGGTCCAGTATCCATGGAGGGGCATAAGAGGCGGGAGCCGCCGCAGGCGGCTCCTGCCGCCCCGCGGCTGCGGGAAATCGATATTGAGAGGCAGTGCAGCGATTTTCTGGCGCTCGATTCATGGCGCCCGCTGAAGACCGATCCATGCTGCGACATTGGGCGCGGGAA